AATTGCCATATTATTTTGTCCCAGTAGTTAGCTCTGGATTCCCAATGTTTGTTCCAATTGTGTTGTAAAAGTCAACTGGTCCTGGTTGGCGGTTGAACGCCACATTCTGTTCAACTGATCCATAAGGTGATGTTCCGTAAAGACGCTCGAACTGGCGAGTCATCTGATCGCCTAGTCCTCGATTTAAGGCATACGCTTGCGGGCTAGTCTCATACTGCCTGCGAAGCGTTTCTAGGGTACGCTGTGGACCATATTGACGCTCTAATTGCAAGCCAGACTGCACGCCCGCTTGCTGATCCAATGCTGACAATTGACGCTCCAAAGAACGCTGTTGGGGCATATATTGAACACGAAGTTTATTCTCTAAAGCCGCCACGGCTGGGGATTTTTCAATATAGGTATCAATGTTCATCCGATAGGCAGCAGCGTTGGCCTGCGCAACTGCTGCTGGATCGGGCGGAGGAGGCGGTGAAGGAATAGAAGGTGATCCACCCACGGTGTTAAACCCTAGCCTTTCGCATAAATGTCATATAGTCGTAACTCCTTGGTTTGCCAGAACGATTAAAGGTGATCCGCTTGCGAGGACCAAAGCGTTGCCAAAGCAACAACAGCAAGCAACGTAGAGATTTACCACCCTTTGATGAGATCGTCAAGTCAACAAAGACATTCTCGCCATCTTCGCTATGCACATAATGGTCAGCCTTTTGTCCGTCTTTTATGCACCTAGCCAGAGCTACTCCAGCAATCTCATTCCCATCCTTAACCACCCCTACCATGCCTTGCTTCTCAAACCAGCCATACCAAGCCTCCAGGTTAGGCCACATTGACTCTGGCACGCCACTTTGCTCTATATACTCAACAGCCGTCATATTGCTTGTTGGATTTGGACTGTATCAGGATTGGCCGCAGCCGTTATCTGGCGTATCGCCATCTTGTTCGCAGCACTTGCAATTTTAATATTCAATAAACGCCATTTTTGATATGCCCTAAGATCACTTGCAATCCTTTTCTTTAACGAACTTGGTAATACCGCTGGAAGCTGAAAATCAAGTGTAAGAACTGCGCTTGATATGTTTAGGTTTGGCTGAACATCAATATCCCCAATATCAATATCACGCTGGATTGAAATGGTTGTATCGGACGAAAAGGAATCATCAAACGAGACTTCAAAATAGCTACCGTATTTATATGCAAATGGATCAGAAAAATTAAAGTCCTTGGTTTGCACGTAGGACTCATAATTCTGCCCAGCGTCCAGATAGTCAGCAGAAGTAACTTGAGAAGGTGTTTTATATCCGCTATATTTATTTATTTGACCAGTTGTTGACTTTATCATTAATCTAACGCCTTCATCTTGAAAATTTGTTAATGCAAACTGCATAGCGCGAATAGTCCATGTTCCTTCAAATGCACCAAGAATTGTATTATAAACAATGAGTGTATCATTGTAATCATTTGATTCCGTTGGAATTGCAAGAAAATATCTATTATCGTAAAAAGATGCTGTTGATATTCCTATTTCTGCTGGATTTATTTTTTGAATAACATCTTTAATAACTTCAGATATCGGCAAACCAACTGATGTGAAATCATCCGAAACAGATCGAACCAATGATCTTATTCCGTCATCAGATAAAAAGAAAATATCGCTATTGACTTGAACCGCAGATCCTTCAGCCACGCAACCAGTATTATTTGAAATAAGCTCAACAGACCAATCTGCGCCACTTGTTGCATCTGGCGGTATGGTAATTTGGAATATTCGCTTCTTCTTAAATACAATAATTCTATTTTGATAGTATTGAACGATTGCAGTAATTTCATCGCCATCATCTGCATTAACAATAATGCTATTTGTCGAATCCCAAATAGATGCATCAAGTATATCTGATGCATAAAGTGTATTTCTATCCAATCCAGATCCAACTGCAAATAATCTATTTCCAGTATTGATTAACAATCTTAAATTATTTGGAGCAGGGCTTACTGTTGCGGTTGCAGTTGCCCCAGATCCATTCCCAATAATTGTAACGGTGGGTGCGCCAGAATACCCATATCCTCCGTCATCAACTGTAACACCAGTAACTGCTCCGCCAGCAACGGCTGTGATTAGAGTTGGAAGTGTACCGCCCCAATCTGGTCCAGTAATAACTGCTGTTGCGCTTGTATATCCAGTTCCTCCATTCGTAACCGTTATTGCCCTAACTTTCCCGCCCTGCCTTGTTGCTATATTTCCATCAAAATAGTAAAGAGGTCCATCCGCATCTGCCATATACATTCTGTTGTTAAATTGAGCCATGCTAACCTTGATGTCATAGGCCGTGGAAAAACCGTCTGACCATATTTCATCTTCATTATTCCATATCCTTGTTGCGCCAGTAAAGGAATCCCATATTTGATCGGGTGGATGAAGATTCGAATTTCCATTGCTATCAATTGTATAAAGTCTGCCTTGCGTAACGGTTACAAGTCTATCTAATTGGAATGTGTCATAGTATCGCATTCCACCAATTGAGCCTTCCTGACTTGTGGATGCAGTGCTAAAACTTGATGCACCTTTGCGAGTTTCAAGCGTACCCTTTGGTGAAAGGGTCATATTGACCAATTGTTGAACTTGGTTTTCGGCTAGTAAGTCGGATTGCAACCCGCTGGCTTGACCGCCAGCAAAGCTGCGGATTCCATCAAACGCCAACAGATCGTCTAAATTGTCCGAGTAGTACGGCACAATGACTCCTTTAGGCCGAGAACATTTCTTCGATGGTTAACTCGCCAAGACTTTGCGGAGTGATCTGCTTTATTCCTCCGACCTGGCTCAACTCGTAGTTAGCCATTAAAGCCAGATCAGCGTTGGCGGTCTGCGTGATAGCTTGCGCCTTGGCGTATTGCCGTTCGCGTTCAAGAGCATCAGAGTGAGTCAAGGCAAGAACCAAGTGATGAACGTGGGGTAAGCGAAGCTCGTCTTCTAATGCTAAGGCTGATGGCGGGAAGTCAACAATGATGTTTGTGCGGGTAAGGCATTTCAGCTTCTCAACCACACGCAATGGGATTGTTCCAGATGTGGCAAGCCTTGGGTAAAGGTTTAGCTGCGCAACGCCACTGCTGTTTCGGCCTGTGAAATGGTAGGTATCTGGATCGCCAGTACGCGCATCGTCAAGCAAGCCTGGGTCTTGGCTGATGATAGTGGCTAGGTCAATTGGGTCAACCTCTGCATCGTTGTAGGCTACGGAGAGAGGAGTTTCTACATTTGTGCCAAGCGTGATCTGCCTGTTTGTTCCAACTGAATAGGTAGAGTTTGTGACAGTCTCACGCCAAGGCGCAAAGTCCCATACACGCCTGTAAGCCAAGCTTGCTGCCTTCTGCAAGAAGGTAAGCGTATCTGCATCAGTCTTTCCAACTTTTTCTCCAGCATATTGTGCAATTTCAGATAATGTCATTTTGATCCTTTATTTAATTTCCCATTGGCATGTCTCTTCATTCAAAACATATTCTCCATCTGGTTTTGGTGGTATAAATGCATCTCTCGCTAAATCATAGGAATAACCAATTCCAGCATAATTTTTTCTGAATGGAGTGCCGCCAGAAAGATGCTTCCCAGCAAAAGTATTATAGCTTGTGCGTTTTGCACCATAATATTGCTCCCAATCAATACCATCTTCACCTTCATTTCTGCCGACAATTACGCCGACAACAATGTTGTTTTCATTTAGATATGCGTAGTGTGCCATATTATGAAAATGTTACTGTATCTGAAACTCCAGCGGCAGTTACAACATGAACAATTTTTGTCCCAACCGTTGAGGTAGTTCTGGCAACTCCTCCAGAAAATGTTGCGGTTATTCCTAGCTTAGTCCGCAAAATAATAGTTCCAGATCCTCCTGCTCCGCCGCTTGTTAGACCGCCATTCCCTCCGTTGCCATGATTCGCGCTTCCAGCAGTTCCAGTTCCAGATCCTTGCCTTCCTCCAGTGCCACCCAATGCCCTTGAAATAGAAGTACCAGTAACCAAACTTGAGATTCCCAATCCCCTTGTTCCAGCCGTGTTAGTTGATGCCTGCCCGCCAGCAGATCCAGCGCCACCCCCGCCTCCGCCAGCGCATTGACTTAGGCTGGAAGCGTCATCGTATCCATCTCCACCATTAAAACCTTGACCTGAAATTCCTGTTCCGCGCGAATTGTCACTCCGATTAGAACTTGTAGATGCTCTACTTCCTCCGCCTCCACCAGAACCACCATTTCCGCCTGTTCCAGTTGATCCAGGAGAGAAGCCACCTTTCCCGCCACCAGTTGCAGTTGTT